AAGATTTTCTGCAATAATAGTTTTTTCTGGTTTAACTAATACACCGAAATATTTAACGGATAATTGTGAAAAACGGTCTACTATTTCATCTACTTCATACCTAGTTCGAGGTAGTATGTAGAATGCGAAGTCGTCACCGAGCCAGTTTGGATCACGGATTCGAGAGAAGAAGTCAAAATCGTCTTCAAATGAAAAAAGTTTCATCATGTTCATAATGGTATAACCAGCGATCATATTTAATAACGAATTTATTAATAATGTTCCGGCTGTTCCTGAAATGATGCCTGCCTTTTTCTGGATTACTGTGCCGTCCGGAAAAAGAACGTTTGTGTTTATAGCTACGTTTTGAATATAATTAAATTCTTTATGGTCAAAAGAAGTTAAATTTAATTTTTTACGAAGTTCTTTGAAGATTAATTGATGGTGCCATTCTGCTCTATATGAGTCCCATGCTGAAATATCGGTATTAATGAAAGTATCATCAAGATTGGATCTAAGATATTTTTGCAGTCTTGGTAATGAATTTTTGCCAGTGATAAATCTTTTTGAGAAGAAGTCATTGTTTAACTGATCGTAAAATGGTTGAAAGAATCGTAATTCTGAGATTACGGTCGATGCTGATACGAGCCAAATCGGTCTTGTTTTGATGAGATGTCTATCTGAAAGATGTCCACGCATCGCAAACATAACATAGTCCTGAGGTTCATGTCCACGTTTGATAGCTGATATGTTGTGATGGTAATTTTTAATAATGTCAGGGAGCATTTCACCTTTTTTGAGCATCGTTTTATTTCCAACACGAAGATTATCAAAGCCAGCGGAAGTATTCTTCGGCATATGTTCGACGGATTGTTGCCAATTGATTGGATCACATTTATCAAAATTTCGAAAAACATAGTTTTTCGCATTTCGCCAACAGTTCCAAAAATAGTTTTCTTTCTTGGAAGGAGGTTTGTGCCTAGGGTAGAGATATTGTAAGAGAGAGAAATACATTCTGCCACGTCTTGGAGTCTTGTTTTTATCACAGAGTCGGTAGTACATTGGTTCGTCGTATTCCTTAAGTGCCTTCTTAACATATTCATCTCTTGTCACCTTGTCAAAGCCACGAAGGTTGTATGTGAATTTTGTTTTGTAAGATTTTCCCCATGCTTCAGAGAGTTTAGCGAATTTGATATAATCGTCTTGTTCAATATCTACATTCTTGTAGATTTCATTGTTGTGAACCCAAGCGAAAAGATAACAGTCGCAGTCTGGAATGGAATCTAAATAGTTAAAATCACAAAGATTTTGTTTAGTAAAAAGATAAGGGTTTTTCTTAAACGGACAAAGATCGTTAGTGTGTTTTAACATAATTGCGGAAACCCGCTTGGTTTGCAAGAAAAATAACTCTAGGTTTTTCTTTTC